ACGGGTTAGAGCCTCTTCGTCGTGCTCATCCAGGCCTGACCAGTCACCGTTAATCAGTGCTGATGCCCAGTGAGTCGGCAGCGTGTAGGTAGCGGTCATCGATTACACTCCTGATAACTTTGGCCTGTTCTAGCGACACATTGCCGCGCTGTGAAGTCGTTCACCCAGGCACCAAGGCCTAGTGTGACGGCGAAGATGATGGACAGGTAGACAGTCAAGGCTCTCACTTGTTGTACCTCGCCAGATAGTTGAAGACGTCCTGATCGTTGGTGATGTAAGTCTGGACGTCGTAAAGGTCGGTGAAGGGGTCGCCGTCTTGATCACCGCAGCCATCGAGCAGATGGTACGTGGTCTCGCCTTCTTCGTCTTTGCCTTTACGAAGGAAGAAGGACGTGCAGTTGGTTAAGGCGTTGTTGAGCTGTTGGAAGGTGTAAGTCGTGTTGGACATGGTGTCGGGATCGGTCGGTGAGTTGGTGTGTTCCGCCGATGTGCACATTCTTGCCGCTTCACCTGGCAAGGAGCAGGGTCTGATGTGACACTTATCCAACTGGTTGTGGCCGCACAGATCACGCTGTACATATAGAACGCGCGCGTTACATATAAGACCCCATATCGTGCCGTCTAGTCCTGCGTATCTGCTTCTTACACAGGTACGCAAGGCCCTAAAACCCTTGCTATGACTGGGATCTAGGCCTGTCCAGTCCCGTCCAGACCGATTTTTCTGGACGCGAAGGGGGCGACGGGGTAAACGGCGGCCGTGTATACGCGTTAATAGGCTTGACAAATTTTTGTCATTTTTTATCGGTCTTACGCTTAGCCCAACACACCAGACAAGTGACTTCAGAAATTGGGTAGTTCACATTTACCGGAACTTCTACACCACATTCTTTACACTTCATGATCTTTACATCGTCTAACTTAATGTCCATATGTTCCTGTTAATAGTATTATACTGATGATCTGTATGATATTATCCAGTCTTGGTTAATGTCATTACAAAACATGTACTTAATAGATTCACAGAATGTCCATCCCCGGGGACATATCTTGTATAAGTAAAGAGACTGAGTTGTCTACTTGTAGACGAGTCAGTCTCATGTGGGGGGGACGAGTCAGGTCCACCCTTCCTTTCCCTTCCCCCTTATACATATGGGATTGGATTGAGTCTTACGTAAGACTAAAGAGAAACCCAGGTAGGAAGACCGTTCTTGGCATTACCTCTAGCTTTTTGTCTTTGGTCTTTATCCATGCCAAGGACAAGGTGGTTAGCTGAGCCTTGAGGGTCTTCGATTGAAGCGATCAGCATGTCGTTCCAATCTTCACGTTTTCTTTGGTTGACAGCTTCTTGAGCTGAGATAGACATGCAGTCAGTGAAGTATTTGACGCCTTGAGCAAGAGCATCGAGCCTGTCGTCATGCTTGACGGCCCCCTTCTCTTTACACATGCGACTCATCTGATAGAAGAGCATGTACAGGAGTCTTTTTTCAGGGGCTTCGTCTTTGTTGGACTTGTAGTCCCAGTCAATGACGTTACGGTCAACGACAAGGCGGTGTTGATTAAGAACAGGCTCAAGAGCATCAATAATACGGTCTTCTTTGCGAACGTTGGCTCTGACTTCTTCGACGTCAATCGCCTGTTTAGTCTGTTGAAGATGCTTCTTAAACAGTTCTGCAACAATACCATCACCAAAATTAGTTTCGATGACAAGTTTTTGTACCTGATATTTTTTACAGTGTCTCAGTATGTCCAAGAGCGTGTTGTCAGAGTATCCGTCTCTGTAAGCACACATTTTGTGCAAGTACAGGAAACCGTTTCTTTGACTGATAAAAGCTGCAGCCGTCTCATCTGTTCCTCTACCCGACGGGTCAACCGAGCAGATTGTTTCTTGGTAAGGATGCCACTCTCCTTGGATACGCATTGGACTGTAGAAATAATCTCCAGGTAGTCCGACAGTCGGTAGTTCTTTGATGACGTTTGAGGGGTCTGAGCACCAGATGATGCTGTCAGGAGCAGTATTAGGGTTGACGCTTGTAACGATAAGGTCAGCCATTTTAAGTGGGAATTTTTCTGCATCGGATAGGCTTGTATCGAGCATGAATTGCAGCATGAAGTTGCTGCGTCCCATGGCTGCTT